CCTTTAGCTCCTTTCTTACGCATTTTTTTGCCAGCTTTTTTCTTTTGGTTTATGTTGTAATACAAACCTTTCTTAGCAATTTTTCCAGACTTAGTTTTATGAGTCTTTTTTTTAGGTCCAGCCATTTTATTTCCTTTTAGTTACTCAATCTTCATACAGGTTATCAAAAGTTACGCTAGGATCCAAATAAGATTCATGTCCTTCAGCTGAATGAGTCCATTGAGATGGTTTAAAATCTGGTGCGCCTTCACCTGTCACCCATAACGCTGGGCTAGTAGCTCTAACTCTATTATTAGGTAAAGCAACTAGATTACCTTTCCATTTGCAATCTTCTGTGATGCATAGCACATGCGATTGTTTATGTTGCGCTGAATCATCAGCGATATCAGAATCTGTGTAATCTACTGTAAAGAGATACTTACCTTTATAAAAACAACCATCTATCTTGCATAACCATGGACTCGAACTAACTCGATCTAGTACAACTACAGCGTGATCTCTCGATTCGCAATCCCAAGGTTGTGCTAAATGATCTTCCATGGGTACTGGGAAATCTTCATTAGGTATGTCAGCAACCAGAGCTTGAATAGGCAATCTCGCCCACATCGCGCCACCATGTATATTGCCTTCATCGTTATCTTCACAATCAGATTCGCAACCAGTAAACACAACCTGAAAGCTGAGAGATCGATCTGGAATGGTATTAACTGCGATTGCTAGTGCATGAATGTACTCATCATGATACTTTTCATGATTATGGGTGAACTGTCTCCTTACCCAACATTTGAAATGTGGGATGTTGCTCATCAGATATGCCACTATCTATTTCCTTTTTTTATTATCTAATTTTTTTGCTTTTGCCCATCATCATGCCACCCTTAGATTTCTTCATCAAAGAACCGCCCTTAGATTTCTTCATCAAAGATCCACCTTTGGAAAGTTTTCTAATGGCTCCCATCTTTGATTTTTTTAGCATTCTCATTTTAATTATCCTCAAAAATATTTATTGATCCTACTATACCACCATCTTTAAATTTTTCTAATCCCTCAGCCAATATTTTTTCTTTCATCTCAGGTGTGATGCGAAGAATGTTGGCTGTAAGATTTTCAATTTCTTCATTTGAATAATTAGGTAACTCAAGATCTCCATCGAATTTATCAGGTCTGTCACCATAAACATTAGTTAAGGACAGATCACCTTTCTCGAACTTACCGCCATATTTGTTTGCGAGCTTTTTCATCTCTGCTGGGATTTTATCGTCATACAAAATTCCATAAAACTCGTCATATCTATCACTGTATCTTTCACTTATAATCCTAGCTGGGGATGAGGATATCGCTTCATCTCCATTTTGTATGGCTTCGAGGATCATTTTTTTCAACACCATCTTGTGCCAATCATCTTTGTAAGGGTAGTTGGGTACACCACTCTTGGTTTTTCTAATAGGCTCCATAATATCATTTAATTTATGTAAATCTTTACCAAACGCTTTGACCAACATGTCAGCTTCTCTTGAGCCATAGACAGATTGATAAGTTTCAAAATACTCACCTGTTTCAATTCCTATGTTCTGTTGAAAACGTGGTGTCACTTCGTTATTTAATTTGTTTATTGCTTCTGGATCATAAGCCATGTCACCAAATTTCTTTCGCTCAACAGGCTTAAATAGTGATGAATTTATTGGAAATCCTTCTTCAGCTGCACTGTTGATAGTATTTGTTTCTATACTTTTAGCCATTCTACTAATCATATTAATTTCATGTTCAGAAAATTCATTTAGCTGAACCTTGCCATTACTGTCTGTATGTTTCACTATTACTTTAGTGTCATCTGGGAACACACTGCTAATTCCCATTTCAAATTTAACTTTGTTTGGGTTTGTTTCAAGATTTACATTTGCAAAATAGTCTTTATCGCTTTTGCTATTTAAAAATCTGTTTAATTTAATTCTGGCACTTTCAAGCTTAGGTTTGGATATTTTATATCCTTCTTTAGCACCTTTCTGATGTAAGTTAGATTGAGTCTCATCGATATGTAAAGTGGATGTGCCATCCATTAATTTTCTGTCTCTGACAAGTGCATGAGCGATTGCTGTGCCATCTTGGTTTAATTCATCATGACCAAAGTAGTGTGTTTCATCTGCATTATCCCAGTTAAAAGTAATCTCTCTATAGTTATCACCACCGGGTAGATTTTTATCAATATACTGTCGAAAACTTTCACCAAATTCATCGTACTCGTCAGCTAACCTGTAAGGATCAGTGCCTTGTGTTTCCACAATAGCATCTCTGAGTTGAATTTCTGCTTCAGTTCTGCTGTAAATAGCATCTGCATTTTTCCTTTCGCCATTAACGAAAATATTATAGCCAGTTTGGCTATCATCTCTACCTATAGCGAATGTAGTGTCACCAAAGGCTTGAGTTTCGCCACCCACATTAGGATATATAATTTCAAAGGGATCGTCATAGTACCTCATCTTTGCTATCCCTTCTGCAAGATCATCAACATCACCATCGTAACCAGAGTATTTTTTTATTTCTTCAAAGAATTCATCTGGATTTAACCCTCTATCTCTTAAATTTGCAGTTTTCTCAAGCTCTAATGCTCCAGTGCCGTTTATCAAACCATCTTCATGTAAAAAACGGATTGCTTCTGATCTCATAACCCTATTATCAAGAGCCAAAAACTGAGCAACATCTTGTATAGCACTGTCATACATTTCAGATAATGTAATTGGATCTTGCCTAGCTGTTTCATAATCGAATGTCATCTGAGGTGCTGAATCATCACCAAAATCTCTAGCATCCTTTGTAATTCTTACTTGGTTTTCATTCACATGTTTGATTGCATCATCCATGGTTGCATCTGGATTATTTCTGATAAAATCATCCAAACCTGTAAATTCTAATTCTTTTGCTTTTGTATTTTTGCTTGCCCACTCAAGTATTTGCTCACCCTTTAAGTTTTGAGGTGCTCTGACCATAGAGTCAATTATCGGAGATCTTAGTTGAGATTGATAAATTTTAGGTTCCTCAAGAGCAGCACGCTCTAAGTCATTAGGAAAAGCACGATTTCCGTAATTTTCTTCCGCAGTGAGATTTCTTACTCTGTCATTAAATTGCTTATCTTGTGCTTCAAAAACTTTTAATCCTTTTGTATCTGGAGCTTTACGAACATTTAAGGATTGCCCTATCCTTTTTACTTCTTCCTGAACTTTTTTTATTTGTTCTGGATCTGTTATATTTTTTTGACTTTGTATTAACTCACCTATTCTTTTTTGTTTTTCAGCTTTACTGGCAGTATCTAAGTCAAATGTTACTTGTTGCAATCCTGTCTTTTCAGCCTGTCTTTCAGCTTTTTGTATTTCTATAAGTTCTTCTCTTGCTCCACCCAATGCAAAAATTTTGTTATCGAGATCAGTTCTTCTCTGACCAGATGGTCTATCTTGCACAAGCTCTGAGTTGGAGCGAGCTAGTTGTGTATCTATTGCTTCAATTTTATCGCTAGTTTTTTCTATCTTTGTAAGGAATGGAAACATACCAATGAATTTGGCTAACTTAACTGCACCAACTTCTGGCTGTGTGACCATGCTTAAAATATCGCCAACCATAGACACAGGGTTCTGAGGATCTCCACCCAGTTTTTTCTGGAAATATTCTGTGGTAAGTAATCTTTCTTCATATGGTGGTAATGGTTGTGGTGCTTCACCACTGTATTCCATCAAACCAATATTAGAAAATGGTGATAGCCTTTTTTCTACAGGTGTCATTTCTGAAGCTCTAGATTGCAATCCGTAATCTATATCTCTCGCTATGTTGAATATATCACTAGGGATGCCCGGTACGCTTCCAGCTAATCTGGTTGCAATGTCATATCGATCTTTTTCACTTAGGCTTGAATCAAGTGGTGTTTGATCAGCTAGTTCAGATCTGTATGCAAAAATATTTTCGTTATCGAAGGAAGCCATGGTTAATTATCACTGAATAATTCTATACTTTCAACTAGACCACCATCTGCGTAATTAGTACCAAGATTTTTATTCATGTACTTAATAAGTTGCTCAACTTTTTCTGGTGTATAAGATTCATAAAGACTTGGATCAAACATCAAAGAGCCAACTTGTTCTTGGTAATTCAAAGGTCTTGGGGTTCCTTTTTTTGGCTTAGTCATTCTTTTGCTTAAATCAGAAAATATATCAGGAAACATAACTTCTGGTGGTACACTTTTTTCCAAGCCACCGAAATATTCGCCCGGTATCATTGTGTCATAACTTAGATGTTGAGTTTCAGGTGCTGTTGGTTTTGTTGGCATACCTTTAAATATTCCATATCCAGTGTCACCTCTAGTTAAATTCATCAAATCAGGTTTAGTCACAGCTTCTAATACATCTTCATATATAGGGAATCCTAACTGTTGCCAACCAGCTTTTTTCATTTGGTTGATCATTTTAAGTCTTATGGCTCCAGCACCTTCTCTGGAAAATCCACCTTTGCCAAGTAATTGATTAAAAATATCTGGACTATCTATCCCAACAAAATCAGGTACAGCAGATTTTTCTCTGGCTTTTTTAGTGTCACCTATACCTTTTCTCATTGCTTTATTAAAAGCATTGATATGTTTTTTTGGAATATTTAAGGCTGGAAGCTGTGCGACCATAGCTGTAGCTACTGGTGTTGAAAAGTTAGATCCTTCTAGTGCCATCGTAGAGTAAACACCCAGTGGATCTTGTCCAGTTTCATCAGCAGCTCTTATGATACCCATTTGTTTTTTATTGGCTGCATCTTCCATCGATGCCCATGCTTTACCTGAACCAGCATGATGGATCATATAATCAGGACCACCTTGCAATGGTATGTTCTGGCTCAATGGCACACCTTTGATACTTTCTAAACCTCTTGGATTGACAGCAGTTCTATCACCTACAACTGGAACTAATACTTTTCCTAACAAATCTTCAGGAGTTTTAATTTTTCTATCAGGTGCAGTTTCAATCAAAGACTTCAATCCAGCTTGATCTGTTTGTAACCTTAGCTCCTCTCTCCTTCTAACAGCTGGTACTTTTAATTGTTTTTTGTATGCATTGGCTCTGGTTTTGATGAGTCTTTCTGTTACAGGATTTCCTGTTTTTGCATCTATAGTTCCTACTGGTGGATGATTATCTATAAAGTTTTCTATTAAACTTGGTAAACCCTTACCTCTCCTCAATGTAGCAACTAAAGGTATTACTGCTTTCAGTCCTAAAGCTGGATTTATTGCGCTTGTAGATACATAACCAGCAGTAGAAGCTCCTGATTGTGGATCTCCACCCAATAAACTTTGTATATATTCTGAAGTTCCAAATCGATCTTCATATGGTCTTTCATCCATAGTATCGAGAAAAGATGGTAGAAATTCTTCACCCTGTTCAACTCTCGCTTGAGCTTTATTTAAGTCTGCTAGAAGATTTATTGTGTCAGCTGGCATTCCAGCTAGTGCAGATGGTATTCCTTTATAAAAATCAGGATCAGCAAGTGGCAGATTTTCTCCTGTACTGGCTACTCTTTTAATTACTGATGGATGTACTGATGCGACCATGCCAAAAGTGTATCATGAACTTCAATCTATTTTAAATTTCTTTTGAATCCACTTGATTCCAGCGTAAATAGATAAGCCATAGATCGCAAATAGCGATAGAGAACCAAAAACAATGAAATAATCTGAGGGATATAGGTAGATTAAGCCAAATAAGCCATCAACTACTGCTTCTGCATCACCAATAGGTGCTAAATTAATGGTTTCATCCATAGAAACTCCAGTTTTTCTTCAAGATATCGAGCCATTGGTCCATAGAAAGCACTGCTACACTGTCATTATCACGCTCAAACTCAGGATTTATGGCATATATGGGCACAACAACCCTAGTTGGTACATGATTAAACTTGAAAATGAGCACTGGGATGTTGTTTTTAGCTGATTCACACACTTGATCCCACCAATCTTTCTTATACCAGTTGCCTTTCTTGTAGTGTTTACACTCAATTGCATGATTTGGTATGGCAATATCACACATACCTTTCTCTTGATATTGATCGAGGTTACGTTTGCATGAGTAATCAAAATTATTTTGCACAAAAAATTCGTTCAGGATTCCTACCACCTGTCTTTCGTAACTTGCGCCTTTGGTTCTGCTATTAATCATGTCTGGGTAATCATAGTCTCAATAGGGTTCCTTTGTAAAATTTTATAAAAAATTTTTTGCATGAAAATTTTTGGTGATTTTCTGTACCTAACTTAGCTATAGCTATAACTGTCACAGCCGTCTGGCATTTGGGGGGGTATAGGGTTCCTTTTTATTAAATGCTAGGAAAACAGCGAACCCATAGGGTTCCTCTGAACCAGATAAAAAACCTTTTGCCTAGCTCTGCACAGGACTGTACACAATCTTGCACAGAGTTATATACATGAATACACGCATAAGTTATTGATTTGCTTGAACTTTTTTTGTTTTGGGTGATTTTTCCCAGATTTCTCAGCCTAGCCAAGAGCGAGGTCGATTGCTTAGTTTTTTTATTATAAATCTTTTGTTGAGTAAGTTTCGATATCAGCACCAAATAGTTTGCTCAATCTATCCTTAATATCATCCTGATTCATGCTCTCAATGTTAGCATTGATGTTGATATTCTGGGATCTATTTACAGACAATCCACCCAGTTGATTCAGCTCTTTTATAGCTGAGACTGATGCATTAAATTGTCCAGCTTCGAATGCATCTTCCGCAATTTTCCACAGCATCGTTCCAGTTTTTGCTGGAGTGATTGCATATTTCTCAGCCAACTCATCTCGTTTAATCTTTACTGCTTTGGTTACATTGGGGAAGTCTTTACCATTAAGCATCTTGTTAGCTGATACTGCTGGGAATTCATAGCCAGCTCTCCTTGCAGCTTCTGTTTGTGAACATGTTCCTTCAGTGTAATACCAAACAAATCCTGACTGCATCTTAGTCAAACCAAGTTCTTTATCTTCCTCGAATTGATTAGGCACAGCTGACAGACTTTTCTTTTCTTTCTTAGCCATTACATTCTTCTCTTAATCTCGTAATAAAATGGATCTCGACACTTGAGCTCATAATAGTTTTTCTGCTTATCCAAACCAACAATTCGTTTGTTGTTTATCCTCTTGATCTTACTCAATGATATCGTCATGTAATGTTTACCATTAGAGAATAGTTTGTCACCATCTAGGAAAATAGTTATGTGATATTCTCTCACAAATAGTTTCCTGTAAATTAGTCTGAAGAATCTCACGATCTGAGCTTTCGTAATCATTAAACCTCTATACAATTTCTTAGCATACTTTATCATTTTTTCTCCCAGATCGTATTCTTTCGCCACTCATCATTCACGATAATAAATGTTTTTTCTTTTGGATATAGTTTAACAAATAACCTAGCACCCTGAGTAGGTGTTAGTAATTTCTCATTAAAGATTTCTCTTTCATCATCGTTCATCTCTTTCCACACTCTATAATTCTGCATTCTTGTCTTTTCACTATCATATTTAAATTCTTCCATTTCCTCTCCTAATTAACCAACAGTGTATAAGGGTGTAGTGTGTGACATGTTCCTATATATATATGTTATAACCCATATAAATGCCACTTATACTGTTTATACTATATATTATTATTATAATAAAAGAATATACCTAACACTACCTATAGCATAAAAGCCTTATAAATCAATATTATTACCACAGTGCACCATACAGTGTACCTTACCTCATTTTTAGCATGACACACTCATAAATCCTTCTTAATCAGCTTCATACCATAATTATTTATACCTTTTTGCACATCAACATCATCTCTTTTAATGAACTTATTCTTCTTAAATGAGTGATAGTTGACATGGTGATGCCAGCGATTAAATCGCCATACTACCTTCGCCACATCTGGATGCAGATCTTCGATCATCTTAGATTTGGGCAAAGTGCCTTCTTTTTCGTAAAATTCCTTCGTGTTTCCACCCTTGATAGCCTGTGTTGTTTGTTTTTCTTGTAAAAACGCATTGAATTGCACTGTACAGTGTCCATCTTTCAGAATTCGCAATGATAAGTCTGTATCTTCATTGTATCGACCTCGCCACCTGTATGGCATATCATTCCTGATCAACAGGACAGAATATATCCTTGTATTTCTAACAAAAGGTGGCATCAAAGTCTTTGCTAACGCAAAAAAATCATAGTTCATGCCAGCGAGATGCACATTAGTATATCTATCTACAAAATCTTCTGCTGCACAAAAGATCGCACCATTAGTTACCTTACACATTAAGTTCTTATTCAACCTCTGGAATGAATTGATGTTGTCATCCATCACCCAATGTCTTTTTGCACCTATATCAATCGCATGTTGCCATGCAAAATTCCTAGCAGAACCGGGTCCCTTCGATTTGCTATAACCCAGATCATCACAGGTATCATAATCATCTAAATACTTCTGAGGTAGCACCAAAATTTTACATTTATCTATGACTTCAGCGTATTTCTTATACTCATGTTTCTCAACGATTATCCAATAGTCTACACCCAAACTTTCAAGAGTTTTGCTGGTATATCTGCTCTCCCATCGACCTTTGGAGACAATATATATTGGATATTTAGGTGTCGTTTTCATCGACATAGTGATACAGAGATCCTCTCCTTGGTGGAGCGTATGGAAACCAAATGGTTTTCTGTTTTGGTGTTATGTGTTGCTCCATAAGTTCTTTAAATTTATCAAAATCCTTCTGGTCCTTAAATCTAACATTGATTTGATGCCATGGTGTTAGATCATCCTGATGAAACTCAGGCATACCTTCCCACTCATCTTCGATGCCAAAATCTAAGTCTTGTTGCTTCCTTCTTTCCTTTAAATTAGGTAAGTTTGAACTTTTATTTGCGCTCATATCATCTCCTAACTAATTTCATTCCATATTCATCGTAATCTTCATAAACCACATCATCTTTAGGTATTAATTTGTTGTTTTTATAAGGTGAATAATCAACATGATGATGCCATCTATTCCATTTCCAAACCACTCTGGCTACATCTGGGTGCATGTCAGCCAACATCTGACTTTTGTTCTTTGTACCATCTTCATCATAGAACTCAGCACTGTTACCACCTCTCATAGTCTGTGTTGCCCTTTTACCAGTCAAAAACTGATTAAATTGCACTGTACACCAACCATCCTTCATCATTCTTAGGCTTAGATCTGTATCTTCGTTGTATCTACCTCTCCATCGATATGGCATGTCATTTCTTATCAAAAGACAGCTGTATATTCTGGTATTCAACTTAATTGGTGGTCTAGCATCACTCGCTGGGCAAAATATTGCGTAATTTAATCCAGCTTGCGCTATGTTTTCGTATCTCAATACAAAATCTTCACACACATACAATGGTGTGCCATCTGTGCATTTGACCTTCATGTTGTCATTTAATCTTTCAAATGACTCCAGATTATCATCCATTACCCAGTGCCATTCATGCCCATTTTCAATGGAATGATCCCATACAAAGTTTCTGGCAGCCCCCGGTCCTTTTCTGGGATCATCGTCAATCCAAAAGGTATCGTAATCATCTAAATACTTTTGTGGGAGTATAAGTATCTGGTCCTCATCTACGATGTTCAGATATTCATCTTTCTCATGTGCTTCTACCACCATATAAAAAGGTACACCCATATCTTTCAATGCTCTGGATGTTGGGTTGCGCTCCCATCTGCCTTTGCTCACTATATATACAGGGAATCTGGGGTTCTTTGGATTATCTGATGCATAATAATAACTGCTGGATTTCTCATTCAATGGAAACCATGTAGTCTTGGCTTCTTTCTTTTGCATGCCATCAAATACTTTTTTACCATCGTATATGTGTTCTTTTATTAATGCATGAAAGGTATCGTAATCATCTTGGCATCTAAATCTGAATGTGGCTGTTATCTCAGGATCAGGTCGCTTAATGTTTTTGTATTCAGGCATGCCAGAATAATCGTAGTTGTGCTCACAATCTAAGTTGAGTTGCTTCTGCTTATTCTCCATATGCATTACCAAAACTTAATGGTTCATCTGATACTTTTGTATAACTGAGATCATAGACCTTCTTGCCATTTGACCTTCGTGGTTCTACTCCTCTCTCATGCAATATTCTGTTTGCATCTTTGAAGTCTGGCATCCTTGGGTTGCTGATACCTAAATCTCTCAAGAACTTCGTCATTTGTACTGGGGAAGTAATCTTCGATTCAAAATTGACATGCTCTAAAACTAAATCCTCTACAGTAGACTGAGTTCTATATCCTTCGTTACTGTCCTGTAGTAAATTTCTTTCATCTGGAGATAAGAACCAATTCTTCTGTCCAGCAACATACAGTGTCTCTTTTACTTCTGCCCATACTTGTTGCATATCCAAGCCATGATTGAAATTGATTGCTTTGGTAGATATCACCCAGAATCTTCGATTACCAGTGTTATCTGTCAGAAATTCTCTGCCATTGACTGATGCGAAAAACGCTGTGCGCCTTTGATATGTAGTGAATGCCCTATCATAAGGCAATCTAAGTTCATCTGTCTTTGCTGTCACAAAGGCTTTTAGCTGATCAATATCTGACTTCTTAAATGTCGATTCAATCTCACCCAGCTCCACAATCCAATGTGATACTGCTCGCTTCACACTATCTTTGTCACTAGGGTTCAATGTTGCACCTTCCAATAGCCAGCCTTTATTGTAATCACACAATCTCTTGAACCATAATGTTTTACCTAAACCTTGTGCACCTTGGAATACTAATATCCCTTCCAGTTCAACTCCATTCTGCTCATAACAAGCTGCCACACAACTAATTAACCATTTCTTGAGCAACATGTCTTTCAGAACATCAGAGTTTCTGGACTCAATGGTATTGAGAAAATCCTGTAATCTGGTCTTGCCATCCCAAGGCTTGCTATTGATCCATTCTTTTACAGGATTATATTCTTTCGATAGGATCTTGAGGTAATCTCTCACCCTAGTGTGTGGCACACCCATATTGATACAACGATCTTCGATCTCAATTAAACTCGCTTCTTCTTTCATGTCAGCGATAAAGTTCATATTGGGTATCAGGATTTCCATCTTCTTTTTGATTACATTGTAATGCGCTTCTATCGAGTTCAAATGCATGACAGCCTGTACATTGTCTTTGTTGTTGAGCATCCTACCTTTCTCAGACTTAACAAAATCAACTTCTTTAGCCACATCGAGCACCTGTAGTGCTGGTGGCATCAGCTCACCTTCACCTGAGTTTGCATGATCGTTGTAATCACCCTGAGTTTCAGGCATAAGAACTTCAGCTCTGCCTTTATTCTTTATGATGTATTGACAGGCTTTCTTTGCTTCTTTCTCGCCAGTTTTACTATCATCGTTGTCTGCAATAAATACAAACTTCCGATCCTTCATTACTTCAAATACTTTTTCTACCACTGGCAATAGATTGTATGCATCGAATGCAACAAACACTGGTTGCTCCATGTCTTTATATATAGATGCGCCAGTTGCATATCCTTCACAGAAATATATCTTGTCAGATGATTTTAAGATCTCTTGCCCAAGAATAAAAAAGCTACCGCTTTTTTTAGAACCAGTAAGGAATAACTTTTTGCCTTCTGGATCTATGTACTGTAATCCTACTATCGACAAATCTATATCCAAGAGTGGGATCACCAATCTATCCTTATCGTCAATCCTAAGTCCATATGAAAGGACTTTTTTCTTTTCTAGGTATGGATGCACTTCACAGTCTTTATATCCTTCCCAGAGATTCTGTGAGCGTTTTGCTGATTTGGAATACTTGACTGCTTTCTTGATCTCTACTTCTTTCTGCAATCGTTTTATTTCTTCTCTCTCTGCCTTGGTAATTGTTTGCCTTTTTCTATTCTCAGGTTTCCAAATAGCTGTAGGCTGGTCCATTGAAACTCGATAGTCACCAATTCTCCCAAAAGGGACCTGTTGATCGAGCCACAATTGATACCAGCCAGACAGCTTCCTCTCACCACCTAAATTGACAAAAGCACGACCTATGCTACCATCAATCACCAAACCTTTTTTCGGATCAGCTTCCATGCCATTCTCTGACATGAAACTTAGGAACTGTTGTTGTACATCTGAGCTTAAAGGTCTATCAAAAACCTTGGCTTTCTTGCCACTTATCTTTAAAGCCATAATATCATCACTATTGTTAAATTTCTTAAAAGATGTATAATCGTATAAAATTTAATATACAATGTCAAAACTAAAATAATGGAGAAATGTTATGGGATTAAAAGTTAGTGAGAATGCAACACAGTTTCAGATCCTTGAAGCTGGCGAACATCTTGGTGTTTGCTACAGCATCGTTGATGCTGGGACAAGAGAAGAACAATACATGGATAATCCACCAAAGTTGCGTAAAGTAATTTATGTGACTTGGGAAGTACCAAGTCAAGAAATGGATGATGGTAGTGGACCATTAGTAACAGGTAAAAAATATACTGCATCATTAAATGAAAACTCTGCTTTATATAAAGATCTAGTTACATGGCGAGGCAAGCCATTTAGCAGTGATGAGTTAAGTGGATTTGATGTAAGTAAAATGGTTGGAGCACCAGCTAATCTACATATTGAACATTACGAAACTCAAGATGGCAAACAAAGAGCTGGACTGAAAGCGATCTTCAAACCAGATGAATTCAAAATTACCAAAACAATTAACGATCCTGTTGTTTTTGATCTGGATGTTTATTGTGAATATGTAATTGGTACAACTAATGAACAAACAGTTGGTATGAGTGAAGTCTTTGACAAGATACCAGAATGGCTACAAGAAATAGTTAAAGAAAGTATTGAATACAAATCTGCCAGTGCAAAAGCACCAGCTAAAGCAGAATCATCTCCAACAGCAAGTGGTGGATTATCTGAGTTGGTAAAAGATGAAGAAGAAGAAAACATACCATTTTAGTCATTTGTTAGGGGGAGCTCACGATCATCACACTTTTCCTCCAACTCTGAGCTTTCCCTAACTCCTTACAAAAGGAAAATTTATGCGACCAGCTGATAAATTAAAAAGTCATGATGTTGATCATCCTGACCACTACACACAGAATGATATCGAATGTATTGAATACATAGAGCAACAACTTGGCGATGAGTTTCAGTCATATCTCGAAGGTTGCATTATAAAATATATACATCGATACAAACACAAAGAGAATCCTAAGAAAGATTTACAAAAAGCTAAGTGGTATCTCAACAAATTGATTGAGACTACATCTTATTCTTTTAATTTAGAAACTATTGAGGATGCTGATGGAGTTTAAAGAAGGTGTTTACGAAGATTTACCTTTCGAGGAATACAATGAGATACCAGCTTATCGTGCTTCTGATTT